AGACGCGGCGTGAACAACATCGCCTAGTCTTTCGTTCTTTGAAAAGTTGCTGCGTTTCTCATGCGCAAAATCACGCAACTGACTGTCGTCTTGCGTTGTTTCAAAGTGCATGATGCCTTCGTCGTCAATGACTAGGCGTTGGCGGACCCCGTTCATAGGGTCTACGTCAAAGTTAGGATCGTCTAAATGTCTAAATCCAGACATGCCATATGTCCTGTCTGTCTATCTGTATAACAGACAGGCGGCTCAAAAGCCACCTGTCCTAGACACACGCTACGCTTACGACGTGGTGATGTTGGCGATTGTTGCGTGGGCGCGTTCAGTGCCGACAACAAGCGTATATTCGACCAACATCTGAGTGCGCTTGCTATCGCCCGTCTTAGCCAGCGGATTGCGCTGGAATGGACGGAGATAACCGATCTTTGCATACTCAGGATCAATCAAGTGAGCGAAGGTTTCGTTTGTAAACCTATTTGGAACAATGTCTAAATTTCCGAAATCGGAAACGTAAACATCAGCCGCCCCAAGAATGAAAGTCTGCTTTGGCGATGGGCGGTCTACGCGGTTAAGCGCGATACCGGCAAAGCCAGAAAAGCGGACTTTATTCACGGGGCCCACCATGAGCATTTTAGCTTCGCCGCCCGCTGTCCAGAGCGACTGCATAGCTGTCTTGAGCATGGCTTCGGTAAACGCCGCAGGCGACGTCAGGGCTGTCCAGCCAGCGTTCGGATAACCGTCGTTGGTTGAAGACATGGTAGGAGCCGTAGCGCCGTTGGCAACAATGTTGGTTCTGATCCAGGCAGGGAAGCCAGCAAGTTTGCGCGCCGTGGAGTTATTTCCGACAACCGCAGCTTGGTTCGTCAGAAGTATCTGTTCCATATCGCGTTTTAGCTCGCGGCCTCTCTTAGCCAAAAGATAACTTTCGAGCGTTTTCATGCCTGCCGTGTCTACAGCGCCGGTCGTGCCAGACACGTTAATGGTCTTCTGGCTGATCTGCGTGTAGTTGCCGACGCGGTTCGTCGCAACGAAAGACGTGTCTGAAGCGTCTGCGCCTTCGACTACGGCGTTGGTTGCATCAGCGGCAGCAAGAATGTCTGTCTGCCACTCATGGTAGGTGTTATCGACGCTCTCGGTGCCGATGTTGCTTATAAAAGGTGTTGCCGTTGGGCTGATATTGTAAATAATATCAGTAAGATCCTCACGAACAGCCTTCGTGTTGTCATAACGAGTTACTGTAGCCATTGTCTTGTCCTATTACCTACAGAAGCGATCTAAAAGCAGCCGCAGCGTCTTCGATGCGGCCAGTTTGAGCGAGACGTTTCCGGGCTTCCTGGCTCTGTCTAACGCTGCGCGCGGCGGGTGCGACGACCGAAGGCGTTGGGCGGATGGCTTTTTCGAGAGGAACGTCGGGGCGCGGGCGACTAGCGACTAAGGCGTCGTATCGCATTGCTTTCCAGAGAGCGGCGACGGCGCGGGGGTCATAGGCTTGGTCTAGTTCTTGGTCAGAATAACCGAGCTTCTTTCCGTATTCCCGCAGTTTGGGCCGATCACGCTCAAACGCTTTCTCGTCTTTCCACGCCGGTATCAGATCGGGGAGCCGTTTGCGGGCTTCAGACACGGATGCCTGGACCTGCTTAAGCTGTTCCTCCGTCTGTTGCGATTGAACGCGTTGCAATTCTGAGAATGCAGCATTCAAACGCCCAACTGCTTCCTCGTATTTGTCTTTCTCCAAGACATACGCGAGGGGGTCTGTCTCACGCAGTGCAGGATCGGGTTGCTGTGGCAAACTTGCTTGAAGCTGTTGCGCCAAAGCTGGGAGAAGTTGCGCGTATTGCGCTCTTTCTTCCCTCACCTGCTCCGCTTCCGCATGAAAGGATTTTCTTTCATGGGCTAGAGCCTCAGTTTTCCGGGTGTAGTCCGCCGTCCTTGAGTAACCTTTGAGCAATTCGTCTAGCGGGACTTGCATCTCCTTGCCGTCAACTTTGACGGTGTAGACCTTGTCCGCGTCGTCTTGCTCCTCGGCATCCTCTTCGGGTGCGTCGGGGGATTTCTCGGCCTCGTCGTCTGCGGAAGCCTCTTCGACTTCATCAGACGCCGTCTCTTCGGCCTCGTCATCCGCGCCGTCTTCAGCTTCGGCTTTCGCCTCTACTTCTGGCGGCGGTTCGGCTGTCTCGCTTTGGGACCGCTTCTGTTTTTCCCCGTATTCGGGGGACAGAAGGCGCTCAAACCTTGCGGCAGTCTCATCGACACTGCCGGACCCTTCGGGGTTTATCGGCGCAGTCGTTAAATTGTCTGTCATGTTAGTCCTTCCTTATTCAAGACACAAGATTAAAATTAACCCTGTCCTCTGGCGCGCTCTGCCTTGATGGATCTTTCAGCCTGCGCCTTCTTCATCTTCATGTTTTCGATCAGACCGTTAAATCTGTCTCGGAACATGCGAGCGCCGCGCACGCGGTTAAACGCTTCTTCGCGTTCTTCCGCTGTCTTGAACTGCCCCGCCGCCCACGCATCGACTAAACCTTTTTCAAGTTCGGCCATTACGAGGCGGAAGGCTTCGGAGTTCTCAATATATTCGGCGTCGTTACCAAGACGGATTGCGTCGTCTACGATCTGGGTCATGCGTTACCTGCGGGTTGTGCGAGGGGGCTTTGTGTCTGCGCCGCAAGTGGCGACGGTTTAGACGGCGCGGATGGCGCAGCCTGTGGCCCCGGTTGATTGGCGCTAATGCCAATGTTGGTGAGAACTTGTGCGGACGTTTGTTTCTCTCTGTCCATGAGAGCGTCGGTCAACGCTGTAATGTCTGGGCGTGGACGCTGGACATAATTAAGTATCTCTTCGACATTAATCGGCGCGCCGTATTTTGCAGACAGGTCAGCAGCGCGCAAAATGGTATCTGCTTCCATTTTGTCGCGCTGCAAGTCTTCGTCTAACTGCAATTTGGCGCGCGATATGGCTTGGCCTTGGAGCTTGGCGAAGGTGTCGCTTTGGGCTTTTGCGAGTTCGACTTTGGCGAGTAAGATATTGGGGTCGATTTGTTGAGCTTTGGCTGCTTGTTCGGCTTGCGCAAGTTGGGCCTCCATTTCTGGCGTTATTGGTGTGAAGAAACTATCGGGGTTCTTGTATCCAGCCTTGCGAACTAGCTGCGCCAATGTCTGTTGATACTGGCTCAGTTTCACAAGTGGATTGCTCATGCCCATGAGTTGCAAGATTTGCTCTTGCTTCTGGGCAATCTGCGCTAGGAACGTCATCTGCTGCGCGTCATCGCCGCGGCCTAATGCGACAGACACAGTGCAGTCCATATCTGCGTCCCATGTCGTCGGATCTATTGGCGTCCACTGTCCACGCAGTCTAACCATTAAAGGTTTGTCTTGGTGGCGGCAGATAAGTTTTAACAATCCTGTGAAGAGTTGCTTGCATCCTGTCTCAGCAAAGATGCGCGCAATAATTTCAATTCGCTCTTGCGCTGCGCTAATTTGCGCCGTGACAGCAGCTTTTGTTGTGCTTTGCAACAGATCAGCATCAAGACCTTGACTTGCCGGGGTGACGCCCGTCCGCTGTGCTTTAATCTCATCCATATATTCCAGAATTGGCATTGCGGCTTGGCCGACAAATGGCGTGGATAAATCCTGCACAGCGCCAATCTGGCGCATACGAATGATCGCCCCTACTTCTTTGTTAAGGACGTCGTCCATGTTGACTTGTCCCTCAACCACAGCGGTGCGGGGAAAGATGGATTGCGCGAGACTGTCCATTGTGGCGCGCAAGACGTGGGACTTGATACGTTGCAAGTCCATCGTGCTATCCGCAATAGATTGTCCAAAGATTGTATGGGGTTCGGGGTCTGGGCAGAACAATGCAAATGGCGCATGATCGACAACCTCATCGCGTAAAACATAGCAACCAGAACCAATGCAGTGGATGCAACGCAATTCAGCTATGCCATCGCCATCTTTGTCGATGCGCATATAAATCTTCATATACTTTACGCGCATCATTGACGGGTCTGGCGGATAGTTAGGCCAGCCATAACCGGGATTGCGCTCTACTTCCTCAAAGTTCCAATACCAATTCTCATCTTGTCCTGGCGCGCCGTGTTCACGCACTTCATCTTCATCAAAGCCCATCTGCACAAGCTCTGACACAGTGACCATGTCTCTATACCCGACAAGATCATAGAACTTGTCTGTATCTCGCGCGCGGCGATCAATGACAAAACATTCTGGCGGTAAAGCGCGAACACGGTATTTGCGTTGCTGATCTACAAGACGCACAACAATCGCGTATGTTTGCGCATATGGCGCAATCGCGGGCTCTGGATTTATTGCAACAAATTCCGCATTGGGATTTTGTTGCTGAAACATTAAAACTTCTTCTTCCGTCAGACCTGAGAAATGTTTTTCAATCACTCGGTCTTCACTCTCAGCCCACCACGTAACAATACCGAGCTTTTTTAAAAGTGCATCTTTGAACGCAGAATAAAGGATATTAAATCCTGGGTTCATATCTTGGAATATAAAATTAATTGCGTCTGACGCTTGTTCCGCAGCCGGGATAGCTTGCGCAGTTCGCGGCATGTAATCGACAATCTTGTCGCCTGACGTGAACACGCGCATTAGGGACGGAAGAATTGATTGGATTGTGTCTCTTACTTCCGTGAGCACAATCTGCGAGCGACCATCTTCCTCATCTCCGAAAGGCCCACCCTTATAATATTCCGCCGCAGAGATACGCGCAGGCGCGACATAAGTATCGACATATAATTCCGCTTGCTCGTAGGCTTTAAAAACGCGAGACTGAAACTCGACAGGATCAAGAGGACGAAACTCTGTGCGAATAGGCGTAGGAGAGCTTTCATCAGAACTCGATGGCGGTTCCGCAGTTTGCACATAATCCGTATTGGTTTCACGGTCATTCTCGCCTTGCATCGTATTACGAATGCCATCTACGTATTTTGGACGCAGGCGTCGGTCCTCATCATTGTCGTCCAAGTCTGCGACTAGACCAGGAACATCAGAACGCGGCGTATTCGAGATACCATCAATAGGAGCGCGTGACTTTCTACGGCGGGCCATTTGGTATTATCCTTTTCAGCAAATCGAAATTCGACGTTGGAGAGGTTTGCCAGGAACCCATGACGCCATGCGACCCCCGACCATCGCGCCACGTCCGGCAAATGTAAGTGCTAAAGCATCAGCAAAGTCAGGTGAGCGACGAAGGCGTTTCTTCATCTCGCCCTTACTCTCGACTTGCAGTTTGCCGCTTGAGGTAAAGCTATATTTTGGTGTGACTAAATCCGCGCGCAGGCTTTCTTCATTAGGTAATCTGCACGCGCGTTGCGCAAGGAAATCTCTTACTGAAATCCAGAGTTCGTCTCTGAGACGATTGGCTTTTGGATTGAGAGCGCTAACTTCTGAGACATTGACATCTCTGACAGGTAAGCCAAGCTCTCTAAGCCTGTCAGCCAGACCAGCGCCAAGACCAATGCTATCAACATTGATCTCTTCTGGCTTAAGTTGCTCGGCTTCATTTACTATGGCTCCGCATAAAGACATGAGGTCGAGGCCACGCCATGACCTAAAGTGCATGACGACATTACCTTGGCGGACACAAAGGACAGCGGCATCGTCGCCAAAACGTGCGGGGTCAACACCGAAAAGTATTGGCTCGTTTGTGTCGTGGTGGATGTCTCGACGCATTGCGGCGTCAACCAATTCGGCTGGGATAAGGGTATCATCATCAGCAAGAGGAAATTCACCCAGAACACGCACACGAAAAGCGTTCGAGAGTTCGCCATAAGTGTCCTTAATCTGTTTAACGAAATCCTCTGTGACGCGGGGCGACGTCACGCATGAGACGTGCATCGTGCGCCATTCGGGCGCGAGTTCATGGTGCGTCTTATAAAAGAGGCCAGATGATCGCGTGGGGTTTCCAATAAGAACTGTTGTCGCGTTGTGGCCGGACATAGATCCCGCCGCGCTTTCAAACACTGCTTCCTCGACGGCGCTGGCTTCGTCCACGATCAACAGCACGTTATCACTGTGGACACCGGCCAGCGCCTCTGGCTTCTCTTTGCTAGACGTGCGTGCTGACACAAAACTAGCTTCGGGAGAAGACTTTAAAACGATACGATCAGAGGTGATCTCAAATAGCTGCCGCATATATGCAGGCAGTTTGTTGATCCAGAATTTTATTTCCGCAAAGAGGGCATCATAAAGCTGCGGCGCAGTTGGCGCTGTGCAAACTACTTTTTGGGGATAGCGCGTAATTAAATGCCAGATCACGGCCCAAGCGCAGGCAGTGGATTTTCCAACGCCATGCCCTGCCCTGACTGAGATGCGTCGCGCGCCGGATTGGATATGAGATAAAAATTCTTCCTGCCAAGGATCTGGCTCTGCGCCAAAAACATTCTTGACCAAGTCCGCGGGGTTTTCGCGGTAACGCAACACGAAATCAACGAACGGGTTATCTTTGTCTTTTGATGGCGGTGTCGATGCGGTCTGCAACGCAGGCGAAGATGCAGACGCAGCCGTAGAGGAAGAGGACGAAGGAGGCTGCGAAGGAGACGCAGATTGCGGCGCAGGCGATGGCCGCGTAGTCGCGGGCTGCTTGGGCTGTTTCTCTGAAACGCACGGTGGTTGCTCCGTGTTTACAATCTCTGGTAAACCACCAAAATATTTTTCAAAAACAGACGTAAATTGTTCTTGGGGTGGTGTGGGGGTTGTCTTGAGTTGTGTTGTCAGGACAGGTTGGCTTGGATTTACGGTGTCTGGGATGTGAGGGTTGCCGTCAGCAGCGGCGTCTGCGGTTCCTTTGGGGAGGCGGGGGGCTTCGGGGACCGGCCTGTCTACCGTGTCTAAGTCATTGATATTGCTTGTCGATCTAGCGCTAGATAATACGCTATTATGTGGCTTGTCTATATTAATCAATAGGTTACGTGCGCTTTTCTCTATCTTGTCGCGCATGTCCTGGGCCTTAATGCCCTTGCTAACCCGCATGGACAATGGCCTTATTTGGTGTAATATCAATGGCTTGCGTGTTTGCTGCCAGTGTTCGCAGGGCCGCCAAGTGCAATGCGGTCAGATCCGACGCCTGGACATCAATAGATTGAACCTGTCTAGGCTTACCTTGCGCTCTGTCTAATGTTTCCTTCGCGGCCGCTAGTCTAATGCTTTCATTGTTAGACGCGAGCAGCTCGCGCAACACGTCCAGAGCTTCATCAGTCATAAATTCCAATGCTGCTTGGCGTTCGTGATACGTGCGCCGCTTGCGACGGACCTGCGCAAGCTTATGATTTATAACAGGAATTTCCTGGATTTTTGGGGCGACCGTTGGCATGTCCGACCTGTCTACCTGGTTATGTGGTATTTAAATACCTTTTTACCATTAATTCACCAAAAAGATCAAGACAGCGCAAGACAGGTCTTCCATAATATTTAATTATGTAGTATGTCTTGATTTGTCCGGTAGACAGGACAGTAGGAAACAATAAAGGAAACAGTGACATGATGAATATTCAAAATTTAAACGCCGCTATTAACCGCGCTATGAATGCGCTTCGCTCTAAGCCGGTTAAGTCCAACCCGGACGCCCGCGCCGCCCTTCGCCTGGCGCTTGGTTGCCTTAATGAGGCGCGTCTTTTGTTAAACCAGGGCGACGACCGCGCGGCCTTTTGGACCGCTTCAAGCGCTGATGAATTTATTGCAATGGCGCGCCGTGATCTGAGGGCGGTCTAATGGATGCCCTGGACGTCCTTTCAATGTTAGCGGTCGCCCTTGTGGCGACCGTTATCGCTCAACCCCTAGTATATCTTTTCATATAAAAAACATAAGGAAACAGTGACATGACAAATGAACAACGCACCGCCCTTAAAGCTGCTTTAAGCGCAACACTGCGCGCCCAGGGCAAGACCTGCTTAGACATGACGGGAAAGGACAACGTGTCCAAGCTTCATCAGCACGAGCTTTACAGCCTAGCTGCGGCGCTTGGCGTGGACGT